TTACTGGTCACAATATTGGTGACGTGGGTAATAGAGATTATAAAGTTTCAATTGATTATGCAAACGGTGAAATGAGACCTACATTCCATGAAGACGCTGTAAAACTTATTGAAAGAGATGATGATGGTACAGAAATTATTGCAACAGATAGAGCAAATGCAAACTATACTAAAACAGGTGATCTAATAACTTTACCTTATATAGAACAAACTTTGATAGATCAACCTTATGCTAGTAAAGCTATCAATGTTAATCCATTTGGTATATTCACATGGATAGGTGCAATCGAATTAACACCTCCAGGTGATGAATGGAAAGAAACAGAAAGAGCGCCAGAATTAGTTATTAATAATCCTAATGGTAGTTGGGATAACTTAACAAAACAAACTGGTAATAGTGGACAATTATCTGAGTTTCCTATGTCAACAGTTTGGAATTCATGGCAAGATACATGGACAGGAAGACCTGTTGAAACAGAAAGAAGACGTGTTGGTGATACGTATAAGAAAAAAGGTGGTCATGGATGGAGAGTCATGGCAAGAGAAGAAGTAACTACTGTTCAACAAGTATCACAAACAAGAACAGGAATTAGAGCAGTTGCTGTACCAGAAACAGTAAGAACATCAATCGGTGATAGAGTTGTTTCAGTTGCCTTTGTTCCTTTTATAAGAAGTAGAACAATTACATTTAATGCAACAAGATTAAAACCAAATACAAGAGTCTACCCATTCTTTGATAACATAGATATTACTTCATATGTAACACCTGATGGTGGCTCATTGGGAGGTAATTTAGTTGCGGATGCAAACGGTTCCGTAACAGGTACATTTGCAATACCTGATCCAAAAGTGGATGCAAATCCTAGATGGAGAACGGGTCAAAGATTATTCAGATTAACAAGTTCATCAACAAACAGTCAAACTAATGCTAACGTAGAAACAGCTGCAAATGCTGAATACATTGCAAGAGGATTAATAGAAACTGTGAGAGAAACTATTTTATCAAGTAGAGAAGCTCGTGTTGAGATGAGAAGTGTAACAGAAAATCAATCTATTGCAAGAACATCTACTAGAACCGCAGAAAGACAAATTGCATACCACGATCCATTAGCACAAACATTCTTAATTGATGATGAAGGTGGTGTGTTCTTAACTTCAATAGATTTATTTTTTCAAACAAAAGACAGTAATGTTCCAGTTACAGTACAAATACGAAATGTAGTAAATGGTTATCCTGGACAAAAGATATTACCATTTTCTGAAGTTACTTTAAATCCTGGTTCAGTAAATACAAGTACAGATGGTACTACTGCAACTAAATTTACATTTTCTAGTCCAGTTTATATACAAAATAATGTAGAGTATTGTTTTGTTGTAATGGCTAATTCACAAGATTATAATGCTTACGTAGCAAGAATAGGTGAAACATCATTAGACTCAAATAGAACAATATCTGGTCAACCATACGCTGGTGTTATGTTTAAATCTCAAAACGGTATGACTTGGTCTGCCGAACAAAATGAAGATATGAAGTTTAAACTAAGAAGAGCAGAGTTTGAACAAATTACAGGTACAGTTACGTTAACAAACGATACTTTATCAACAAGAACACTTAAAAATAATCCTTTAAGAACAACAAATGGCTCGTCAGTTATTAGAGTATTTCATCCAAATCACGGTATGCACGGAACTAATAACAATGTTATTATTTCAGGTGTTCCAAGTGGTAACTATAATGGCATAGCACACTCCGACATTAATGGAGTATATACAAGTATATCAAATATAACTTTAGATAGTTACGACATTACAACTGCTGGTACAGCAAGTGCAACAGGAGATATTGGTGGTACAGCTGTTACTGCAACTCAAAATAGATTGTTTGATGTACTTAACTTAGGTGGTATTCAAACAGTAAATGTACCAGGTACAACTATAGATTATTACGTTAGAACATCTACGGGTAAATCAATACATGGATCAGAAACACAATTTACATTAACAACAAATACAAATAAAGTTGCTGTTATTAATAACGATAACATTGCCTTTACAGCACCTCAAATGGTTGCAAGTGAAGTAAATGAATCAGGTGACACACCTACTGGAACAGCTGCAAACGGTGTCGGTAAATCATTCTATACAATATTAGAAATGTCAACAACAAATACTAATCTTTCTCCAGTATTAGATACTCAAAGAATGAGTGCCTTCACAATTTCAAACAGATTAAATAGTGCTACATCAAGTAACACACCAGATTTTGTTGATGATATTACAAACACAGGAACATCATCAGCTGCTGTATATTGCACTAAACCAGTTATTTTAGAAAATAACTCTAAGGCATTAGATATAAGATTAACTGCAAATATCAGATCAACATCTGAAGTAGAAATGTATTATAGAGTTTCAGGACCAGATGAAGAAAGACAACTTGATGATATAAGTTGGACACCATTTAACACAGACGGCAGTCCCGACACATCTATTACTCCTGCTGAAGATGATACTACATTTAAAGAATACAAATATTCGGCAAGTGACATACATGACTTTACATCATATCAACTAAAAATTGTTATGAAAGGAACTAATTCATCATATCCACCAGTATTAAGAGATATGAGAGGAATTGCATTGGCTGTCTAATATGAGTAAATTACAAGTTGAAGGTTTTGCAAGTTTAGTAAGAGATACAAACTCTAACGCAATTGTAAATGTAAATAAGTCTGAATATCAACTTTATATGAATAGACGTAAAGCAAGAGAAAAACAAAGTGATGTATTAAGAGATACAGTAAAAGAAATAAATACTTTAAAGAGTGAATTATTTGAAATTAAAAAATTATTAAAAGAGGTAATTAAAAAATAATGGCCGCAAGAACAATAGCAACAACAGATACACTTGAAACGTTTAGAACGGAGTTTAATGCTCTATCTGAAAACGATTTTGGTGATTTAGCAACACTTGACTCTGGTATTACAGCAACAAGCGTTGTAGGTGCTGTTAATGAATTATATACATCAATTGCAGGAAGTTTAGCATTTGATATTACTGACGGTTCTAATACACAGACTGTTACAAATACTCAAACAATTACTTTTGCAAGTACAGCTAATCAAATTAATGCTATAGTTTCTGCTACAGATACAGTCACATTTTCTTTACCGAATGATGTAACAATTGCAGGAAATTTTAATGCAAGTGGCACAGGCGCACATTCATTAGGAACTATTCAAGTTTCTGGTAATACAATTAACTCAACAAATTCGTCATTGATAACTATTAATGATAGTTTAACTGTAAATAATGACTTAGATGTAAATGGTACTATGACTATTTCATCACTAACAGTAGATAATATAAGTAGTTCGGGATCAACTGTAGATTTTGGTTCATCAAATATAGAAACTACAGGTTATATTTACACATCTAATCCTTCAGGTTTTGTTTTAGAGGGCTCAACTTCTGACGGATTTGAAACACTTATAGTTGCACAAGATCCAACAGCAGACCGAACAATAACTTTACCAAATGAAACTGGTACAGTTATAACTACAGCCAGTTCTGGTGTTGTTACAGGAACAATGATTGCTGCAGATACGGTTGGGGAAGCAAACATGGCCAATGACGCAATTGGGCAAGATCAACTAAAAAATCTTGTAACTTTACAAATACTAAACTCATCAGGTACAGTTGTAAAAACAATATATGGAGCAGGTGCATAAATAAATTAGTGGAGATATTATGGCAGTCAGAAATCCGTTATATGAAGTAAGTGGAAATTTAAGAGAGATGTCAACTGCAATGGTTGACTCGATAGTAGATCAAGTTGTTTATCAATACTCATTAAATCCTAGTGTTGCATTATCAGTAGTTAGTTCAGGTGGAAATTTAGGAACAATTACAGATACAAGAAAACAAGCTGGAGCTTATTCATCAAGTGCAACAAATTATCCAAGTGAAGCCACAACAGCGGAACCAGGCACAGTGACAGTAAATTACTCAAAAATAAACTCATCAACAGCATCTGTATCGCCAACAACTGATACAGGTAAAACTTGGCCAGTCTATTATAATGCAAGTGGACAGTTACAAGCAATGAATTTACAAGATGTAAAAGATACTTTTTTACATCCAGCAATAGATTTATTAACAGCTGCAACAACAACAACAGATCAGGCAGGAACTTATCATATATCATCAAGTTCAAGTGTTACAGGATCAACTTTAGTTTCAGCCACTCCAGTATTTACAGATACTAGAGCAGATACATCACTTTATACTGCAGGAAGTATTCCAGAAACACTTGATCAACCAACAACAATTACAAATTATTATTTGCATAGAGTTAACGGTTCAGCACCATCTTTTACGTTGCCATATTATGTTAATGCATCAAATAACATTCAACAGTTTACATCTGCTACATTTAATTCCTTATTGCAAGAATGGATTAGATATACAGCAGCTTCATCATCTGATGGTTATTCTATTAGTTATAATTTAGGTACATCTGGTTCTGGTAATACAAGAGGTTCGGGAATGGGTGATACTATTTTAAATGGTTCTGGTAATTACCAAACAAGATTTGTAAATGCTGACGATTATAGAGCACAAGAGTTTCCAAATGGTACAGCTGTAACTGCAAATACATATTATTTAAGAATAAATAAATCTTAGATAAATAAGATTATATTATGAATATATTATTAACTGGTATATAATTATATAGAGGAGAACAAAAATGTTAAGTGAAGAATATTTAAAAGATAATTTAATTACCGCATATTTTGTAGATGCAAATAGACAAAATATAGAAATGGTTGTAAGGTCTGAAGATAAGAAAAGTGTATTTACAGAAATTACACCCTTTGATGAAAATAGTGAACAATATAAAGTTCTTACAAAATTTATTTCTTTAGACGAGTTACATGAATTAACTTATAAAAAAAAGGTAGATGAAAGAAAAGAGTATGAAGAAAACATGCTTAGAATTGCTAAAGATGAAGGATTGATTTTAGAAAATAATAAAATTGATACAAAGTTTTTTAATCTACTTGTAAAAACTATTTTTGAAGAAAGGTCTGAAGACAAAGAAGAATTGTTTACCTTAAAGATTGCGTTATTTGAATTAGATAAAATTAAAAACTCTAAAAGTACTGAATTAAAAACAAAGTTAAGAAAAGCTCAAACTATCTACGATACATTATCTGTAGCGTTTGAACTAACAAAATAGTTTTTCCACCAACCAGACCAACCTTCATCCATAAGATGTTTGTTTTGGTTTAAAAGACAGATACTATAGTTTTTATCTTGTTGTTCATTTTCTTGTATTGAGTAACAAACTTTATCATAGGTATTATATTTTATTTCTTTGTAATAAAATTCATCACTACCTCTCCAATATTTTGTTAAGTAATAGTCTTCAGCACTTTTAAATTTGTCCCATATAAATGACACGTCACCAGTCCACGATACAATAGATGAGTTTAGAGGTGTGTGATATTCATCTCTCCACCAAGCATTTAATAAAGTAAAATCTTTTCTTATTAGGTTGGGAATTTTATTGTATATTACAATATCTAAATCAAAGTATAGATTTTCACCATCTCTAAATCTATCATACATTTGAAACTTGTTATACCAATTACCATATAGATCATCTTCAATAACTTCAAAACTATCATACTTTAGGCCAGAATGTTCATCTATCATATGTTTTAGATTTCTAACGTGCCAGTTAGTATATTTTTTACCAGTTCTTACACAAATTATTCTCATTTCCAATACCTCTTTATCCATTCTTCTTTAGAACTGTGTATGTTACTATTTGGATTAGCAAAGTGAACTATTTTTAATTTAGGATTTGGTTCATCTAAAATCATATAGTCTGTATTAAACAATTCTGAATATTTTACATTGTATTGTAAATTAGTTTTTTCATCATTGGTATATTTACCCACCCACTCTCTAGGCATTAAGGTTATTTCTCCACGATTATGCCTTATCATATCTTCAACATAATTTTGTTCCCCATAATATTTGTGGTGAACAACACCGTTGTTATAATATTTAAGTTGATAATATTCTATATTTTTTATAAATTCATCCCAAACATATCTAAATGTTCCAGACTTAAACTTATACCAACCACCATTAAGTGTGAGTTTTGTGTCATTCCACCATTTATTATATGACACTAGTTCATTATCAGCAACAGGCCAACTAATCATATCATCAATATTATCAACTATAACTTGATCTATATCCATAATGATTATTTCATCTTCTGGTTTTTGATAAGCAAATAGTGGTGAAAAAAACGCAAGTTTGTGCCAATGTAATTTAATATCTGAATGTTTTGGTAGAGGTATTATTGTGTCTGCTTTTACATTTGGATTATCACTATAACATATAAACTCAAATGGTATGGTGCTGTTTCTTTTTAAACTATTGTATAGTTTTTTAACATAGTCTGGTGTGTATTTGCCTTCAAAATATACTGTACAAATTTTTATCATTATTTTTTAAAATCTTTTACTTTATCTTTTGAATGAATAGTAACTTTTTTAATCACATTCATTTTATTTTCTACCGAACAATATTTTTTACAAACTTTAGATGCTTTAGATGGATTATCTATCAGTGTTGATAAAAAACTTATCCATTCGTCCGATAAAACAATTTCTTCAATAGAATCATTGTTATCTATATGTAATTTTTCTTTAAACAATTTGTTTATTTCATCATCACTTTTAGGATTTGGTATATCACACCAACAACATGGCAATATAAATCCTTTTGCTGAGTGTCCTAGGTATTGATGGTCTATGTAGTTATTATCATTTTTTGAAGCTGGTTTTATCATACATTTGGGTTTTATTTTCATTTCAGTTTACTCCTATCTAACCAATCTCTTTTAATATAGTAGTTTTTATTTTTAGGTTTAAGAGGGTCATTTTCATAAAACCTTGATGAGTAATAAAACATTAAAGTAATATTATTATTTTTTGCAATATTTTTTATTTCTTCTATATTATTTTCGTTATATGAAAATACTATACACTGCCATACAACATTTTTAATGTATTTTTTAGACATAAGCATTACTTCAAAAAGATATTTACCATTTTGATTTATGCGGTGTAAATGACTATCTTTTGGCAGACCGTCTATACCAAATGTCCATTGTGCATTAGGATTTGCTTCAAATGCCCTTTTATACCAATCTATTGACTTATGTGATGCTGCTGTTTTAACATCAATCTTAATATTATTTTTGTAAGCTATTTTTAAAAAATCAATAAAATATGGATTGAATATGGGATCAGATATTTGGCCACAAAAAGTAATTGTATTATAAAAGTTAATAATCTTTGTAAACTGAGAAATAGTCATATCTTGTCCAGGCACTTTTAGTTTTCTTTCAGAAAATATTTGTCTATTACATTTAGGACATTGTAAAGTGCAACGATGAGTTATATCAAGGTTTATACTTCTTCTTTTAAAAAATCTTGTTTTGCTAATTTCCAAATTCATTCCACATTTCTCTCCAGTTAAATTTTCTATGTTTTGACAAGTTATCACAATACTGTTTCATTTTAGTATTATTAACATCTATAGGATCTAAAATCAACTCTGCCTTTATATAATCAAAGTAATCTTTGTGTTCATATTTTTTTAATATATAATTTTTTTGTTTTTCATTTAAATTTCTTATTGAAAGAAATTGAGGTCCTCTAACTATATTAACAAACGTTGTGTGAACATTAAATTTTTTCATATAGTAGTCATATATTTCATTTAAATCAAATATATTTAATAATGAAACTGTGCAATTCAACTGATGTATTAAGCTGTGTGCTTCTTTTATGTTTGACTCAAATTTTAATCTATCTATTGGATATCTTATCCAATCTAACTTTTTACCATAGTGATCGCATGAAACACCCAATTTTATATTTTCAAATTTTTCTACATAATCAAATATAGATTTATCTTTATATCTTAATTCAGTTAAATTTGTGTCATAAGATAATTTTATATGTTTTGCGTGTTCATTAGGTATTAAATCTAAAAATTGCCAATGTTTGGGAAGTTGTAATGGTTCACCACCAGTAATATTCATATAAGAAACTAAATGTATGTTGTCTAGTATATCTTTTGTTATATCATTCCATTGTTTGTGTTTTACAGACTTAAACGGATCTCCCCATATACCTTTTTCACCATAGATTTGTTTTAATTCATTTCTTCTTGTAGATGAGTTGTATGGATGGCACATATAACATCCTAAGTTACAATACGATCCATGTATTCTTAATTTTAGGCCTACGTTTTTTACTTCCATATCTATACCATATTTGTTAAGATATTTGCCATTCCTATATGACTCACCCGTTTCTTCTAATTTGTAACAAGTTTTACATGCATCAATTTTGTTACCAATAATTATTTTATTTCTTATTTCTTCCATTTCGGGTGAGTTAAAAAAATCAAAAGGAGTTGTATTTTCAGTTGTATATTTTTTCAATTCGTTTGTAGGTTTAGCGTGACAACATAATTTATATCTACCAGCATTATCTGCATATATTTCTTTAAAAGGCATAGCACAATATGACTTATTTTTTTTGTAAAATTCTTTAATAAAAGACTTTTTCATTTTAAGATCCGCAAAATTTTGAACATTGGGACACAGGATTATTACTTTTCCAACTATCAGGCAACTTCTTTCTAAACCAGTCATTCTTTATAATATCTAATAAATTATTGTGAAAAACATTATGACTTTTTTTATACTGATTGTAATGCTTGATTAAAGGATGTGTTACCAAAGTATTTTCAATTTTTGTTATTGAATTGAAAAAATGAGTGTTTGCAAAATAACAACATGGTAATACTTGACCATCTGGATTAACTAAAATTTTATTATCTCTTAACCACTTACATGAAATATTATTTGAATTTGTAGATTTTGTTTCTTGTCTTCGTGTGTACCATACATTTATTTTTGAATTTTCTTTTTTTATTCCAAGATTTTTATTTAACTTAATTGAAGTGTTTTCAGGTATTTTAGGTATTGATCGCTCAAGTTTTTTACTAAAACCATTACTATCAATAAATGAGTAAGTATTATTAATAAATGTTCTATCTGTGTAAATGTGTTGATGATATTTAGAACCATGTTTGTAACACAATTCTTCTATTTCTTTTAAATGTTGCTCATTATGTTTAAAGATAATTGTTTGTGTGGCAACTTTAGCCTGTGTATTAGATAAAACTTGCATATTATTAAGTATTTTATTTAAAAAAGTTTTTTGCCTATAAAGTTCGTGCATTTGTTGAGATATGCCTTCAACTGCAAAATTAACATTTAATTTTTTACCACCAATCACTCCAAGTTCCCACCAAAAATCTTCATTTCTTAAAGAGCCATTAGTGTGAATACTTAGTATAACATTTTTGTTTGTTTCCCTCACATATTTTATAATATCTAAAAAATCTTTATTAATAATAGGATCACCCCACGTACCACAAATTGTTAATTTTCTAGCAACTTTGATAACATTTTCAGGATATGCTTTTTTAAATTGTTCTAAAGACCAATCTATTGTTGGTAACCACTCAGCTGTTTTACACTTATTTTTAGGGTTTGTTCTATGACACATAGGACAACCAGCGTTACAGTTAGTCGTTATATCAACAAATATATCTAAATTATACGGATCAAGTTGCATTAAAATAACTTTCAAATTTTTTGTTTATAAAATGTAACATATTAGCATCAGATATATCATCATTTTTTAATAACATATCGTGCCAGGTTTTAGGTAGATCAAACCAATCTATATTATTTTTTTCCAAAAGATATGTAAAAAATGTTTCGTTATTAGGTTCATACATAGAACTAATAGTATTTCCAAAATATTCTTCAGATTTTGCTTTGTTTAAAAGATTAATTAAATTATCTAAATTCTTCATAAGTTGCACTTGTTTTAATATTTTACTACTTGCACATATTATACCTGTGTTAATAACATCATAGGTTACATTGTAATTTTCATTTGTAAAAAACATAGATTGTTTTGCTAAAGCTTTTATGTACATACTATACTTATCAAAATGAACGTTGATTATATCATCGTGGTTTTCTTTTTCAAGTCTTTTAGTTAAAGCGTCTTCAGACCACGTATTTTGAACTGTTGAATTTACCGAGCGAACATTTATTTTATTCATATTAAATTGTTCAAAAAAAGATTGATTAGTATTTGGTATAACATCAAAATCTAAATATAAAATATTGTCATATTTGTCAAAAAGATTTTCATATAAAAAGTGTTTGTAAAAGTTTAATGTATCAAACTCATACAAATCATATCTACCTTTAAACTTATCATAAACCTCATCTTGGCCAAACATAACAAAGTCAGCATTGCACTTTTTAGCATAATCTTTTTTGATATTTACTAATTCAGTATAATAGGTTTTTAGTTTATTTTTAGTGTTTGTATGTTTTGAATTATTAGGCTCAATGTCAATATAAAAACTATAAATCACATTTTTCATAAAATCTCCATACATATTCAAAACGTTTATTAATAACGTGTAGTAGTTTAGTATCTTTAGGTATATAATATTCTAAATCATAAAAATTATGCCACTTATTATCTAACCATTGCACGTTTACGTTGTTTGTTTTTAATTTATAACTAAACAAGGTTTCGTTGTCGTAACCAAATATATCAACAATATTTTTTGGAAATAAGTCGTAACTTTTATCATCTCTTAATTTACTCATTAAATCTAAAACTTCTCTAAAATTTTTAAAATAATTTAATTGATTTAAGTGCTCTTTGTTAATTCCAATTATGCCTGTATTGATAACATCATTTACAGGACTGTGACCTGTTTCTATTAACATAGCCTGAGTGTTAAAGTATTTTGCCGTTGGACTTCTTACACTATGATTTTTTATTTCGTGTACTTTTTTGTTTTTTTTGTTTACTGAATTATTATTATTTAAAACACATATTCCTTTTGTTAAATCCCAAACATCAAAAAAGGACTCTTTTGTAACTGGCACAACATCAAAGTCTAGGTATAATATCTCGTCATACTCTTTAGCCAATTCATACAGTAAATGAATTTTATAAAAATTTACTATGTTATAGGTTGTTATTTCTGGATATTTCTCTTTAAAAAATTTGTAATACTTTTTATACTGATCATCCCACTCATACATTTTAAAATCTACATTGATATTTTTAGAGTATTGTTTTTTTACCTCTAAAAGTTTGTGATAATGTTTTTTAAATAATTCTTTTGTTCGATTTGTTTTAGAGATGTTATCCCACATAAATGGTGGTTGATAATCTAACTCATCATCTGGTATATCAATATATAAACTGTAAATCACTCTTTTCATCTTGTATATATATTTAGTATGATAAATTATAGTGATGTTTTAAATACTATTGATAGGTTTACTAAAGATGAATTGACAAAAAGTATAATCAATAGTGTTAATGAAAATCAAATTAAAAGTAAGACTTGGTTAATAGACAAATTAAAGCCACATTTAGAGATGTTTGATAACCCTAAAATCTGTGTGGCAGCAGGTTGGTATGGCCTATCAGCACAGTTATTGTCAACGTATACTACAGAAAGGGTAATATCTTTTGATATTGATCCAATGTGTAAAGATATTGGTAAAAAAATGTTTTCAAATGTTAAGTTTGAAACTGCCGATATATCAGAATATGATATTTCTGAATTTGATATTGTTGTTTGTACATCTTGTGAACATATATCCGATAAAGTATTAAATAATTTTATTAAAAAAAAGAAAACAGCTTCTTTAATGGTATTACAAAGTAATAACTATTTTGATATTAAAGAACATATAAATTGTAAAAAATCTATTGAAGAATTTAAAGAGTCTATAAACTTAAATATTTTAGATGAGTATGTAATGCCATTAAATAAATTTGATAGATATATGATAATAGGATCATAATGAAGTTTTACATAACAGGAATTAGAAGAGGCCTTGGTAAAGCATTAAGTGAAAAATATAACACAGTTGACGACTTAAAAGACTGTGATGTTTTTATTAATTGTAAACATGATGGTTTTTCACAGGTTAACTTATTATATGAAGCATCAAAGTTAAATAAAAAGATTATTAATATAGGTTCTAATTCATCAGATGGAATAAAAAAATATAGTCATCTTTATGCCATTGAAAAGACAGCATTAGAAAAGGCAAATGAACAACTATTTTATCAAAACATAGATACTACAATTGTAAAATTTGGTTACTTTGACTCTCCTAGAGTGGCTCATATAGAAGATAAAAAAATGTCAATTGATTATTGCGTTTCTATTATTGAGTGGATATTAAATCAACCACATAGAATAAAGGATATTACGATATGTCCATAGATTTAGAAAAAATTAAACAAGAGTTAAAACTTTTACCTAAGTTTGATGAGCAGATTTGTCTTCAAGGTACTGAAGATAATTTAGATCCATTTTGGGGTGTGGGTAAATGGAATGAAAAATATGAAATGGGATATAAGGAAACAGACTTCAATAAATTTATTTTTGATTTACCATACACAAATAGTATTATAGATGAACTAAAAATGTACAGAACCAGAGTAATGAATTTAAAATCAAAAACATGTTACACTTATCACAAGGACTTATCAAAAAGGATACATATACCTATTGAAACCAATGAGAGTTGTTTTATGATTATAGACAGGCAGATAAAAAATTATCCAGCAGATGGTAACTATTATGTTGTAGATACTACACAATATCATACAGCTTTAAATGCCTCAAAAAAAGATAGAATACACATAGTTGGAGTTATATAAATAGTAATATGTCTTATACAATAAAAATGATATATTCAAAACCAAATGATGGCGTCGTTTTTAACTTTCAACAAAGCGATATGACTGCTTTAATTGATAGTTATTTTGATCAAGGTAAAATTTTACAAAAACCCGTCAAAACTGTTTCTGGTTTAACAGAAACTTATACAACTGTTTTTAAAGATGAAACTAGTTATTTCGAGTTTAAAAATGAAACAGCTACTAGTTCACATGTAGAAAATAGACTTAATTTTTGTAATGACAACTTAGTTTCGTGGAGTATGGAAACTCCTTAAAAACTTTTTTCGTTATGGTGCATATTTTATATTTTTACCTTTTTTATTGGGTAATGGTACTTTTTGGAATTACCATAGGATACCATAGGTGCCTATCTCATAGGCAAGTAAAATTATCTTCTTTTTTAGAAACTATTGTTATTTACTTGGGAGTTATTTCAAGTGCATGCTCACCATTAAGTTGGAGTGGCTTACATCGGATGCATCATGCTTACTCAGATACTAACAAAGATCCACATAGTCCAAATTATAAAAAATGGCATGAAGTTTTATTCTCATTGTATCGTGTTAAACAAATACCTAGAAAATTTGTATTAGACTTATACAAAAATCCAAGAGTTATTTTTATGCACAAATATAAATGGATTATACTTATTGCTACTTATGTGAGTTTAGGTTTGATTAGTACACAACTTTTATTATATACTATATTACTATTACCTATGTCATTTATATCATATGGTATTTTAAATTTATTTGGTCACAATGAAAGGGGCCCGACAAACGTTTTATGGATAAATATTTTTGCACCTTTTGAAGGAAATCACTATGACCACCACAATTCTTAAAAAAAGAACAGAATTACCAAATTTTAAAAAAATAAGTCATATAAAAGTTGATGTTGATAGGTTATTAAAATGTTTTGAAAATTTTAGTCACCTGCAAGATAATATTAGTGAAACTTGCGGTAGTCCATATTTAAGTGATAAGTATAAACAAACACCAATAACTCAACTAAAAGAAGATTTAAAGTATTATCGAAATAATAAAGAAGATGAGAGATGTTATGGTAAAATATTATCAGAATATAAAGATACTTATGTTGAGGAAGTAATCAATATGTTTAAGTCGCCAGTGACTCGTTGTAGACTTGTTGTTAAAGAACCTGGTGCTACAATTTTACCACATATTGATTATGATACCACTTATAGTATTCGTGTTTATATTTCATTAAAAACAAATCCTTGGGCAATGACTGCTGTAAAAAGTAAGAAAGATAAATTTCCTGAAGTTAAACATTTACCAGCTGATGGTAGTGCTTGGTTTGTAAATCCAGGGTCTTTACATAGTGCATGGAATTTTGGTGAAACTGATGATGTTAGAATGATCTTATCTATTAATGGTCAGAAAGATTTACAATGAAAGTAACACATTATGATATTGACTTGAAAACTGCCAGCAAAGAGAATATTTTGAAAATGGGTAGAGCAATTGCAACAGATAATGTAATAATTGTAAGAAACCAAAATTTAAATAATGAGGAAATAGTTAGAGTAGCAAGAACAATTGGAAGAACTGTTCAGCCAAAACAGTTTATGAATGATGATAGATATCCTGATCTTTGTCGTGTTACTAACGAAAGAGATAGTAATGGTGAAAAAATTGGTATTTTTGCAGACGGTGAACTTGGTTGGCATAGCAATGGTAATGCAAGAGACTCTGGTTTTGAGTCATGTGTTGCACTCTATTGTATAAAACCTGGCATTGATAGTGTTACAAGTTTTTGTGATGTAAGACAAGCATATAGAGATTTGCCTGAAACAGATAAAGAGTTATTACTTCAAATTGATGGTTCGTTTAAGTTTGTAAATAATACATTTTATCATCTAAAAGAAGGTGATAAAGAGTTGAAAATGTATACGGAACATCCAGCGTTTAAAAATGCAGTTACAAAACCACTTATCTACACTCATCCATATGACAAAGAAAAGGGATTACATCTTACATACCATTATATTCAAAAACTTTGGCATCGTCAAACAATGAAAGATTATACATTTTTAATAGAGGAATTAAAACTTCATGTTTTTCAGAATAAGTATATTTACCATCATTCAGATTGGCGTTCAGGAGATTTTATATTTATGGACCAATGGCATAGTTTACATAAGAGAAATGAAGTAAAAGGTAAACGATTTTTATGGAGACTTGCTTTTGACTATCACCATTGTTATATTAATTAAAGTAAGTTTACATAATTAACTGTTTTGAATTCCATATCTTTACTGCGTCACTATAAAATAATCTACCTAACTGAAACTTTATTACTTTTCTTTGTGGGCCAGCGTTTACACTATGTCGTTTTGAAACATTTAATATAGCTGTTTTATAAACAACATCTCCATAGTTTTTATATGTCACAGGTGCAGGATCGTTACTTAAAACAATATTAATACATGATCTATGACCCATATCTTTATGTGGTGGAATTTCTACTCCTTTAGATAACTGAAATAATTTACCTATTGGTTCTAATTTAAATGTGTTCATAATTAAGTCTTTGATTTTTTTTATTTCTGGAAAATTAGAATAATCTTTTATTGTTAAAGTCAACCAGTCAGGTTGATACGAAAACCATGTGTCAGCTTTGATCGGTCTACTTGGTGTGTATGGAACTAACTCTACTGAATTAAATTCATTAAGTAGTTTTTGTCTATCACAATCAATATTAATTTCTGTAATGTAATTATTCATATTTTGGTAAATTAATATTTTTATATTTTTCTAAAATTGCAACATTTTGCCAACAATATTTATGAAGTTTATTAGGTTTAGCATGGCATGTCCAATATAATTCATTGATAAACTTATATTTGTATTTACTATTTTTATTTTGTAAGTTGATTGATCTTTGTAGAGCATTAGGATGTGCAAACATACTATAAAATGGAAAACCATTTTTTTTAACGACAATTTCGGTTTGCATAGGAATTAAATAACTGCTACTTATATCCTTATAAGGTGTATTCAATGAGTTACTTAAGCTGTTTTGTCTAAAAGATGGAAAATAAAAAGTTCTATCAGCAACTCTATAGTAATTTTTTGGCCAAGTCTTTGATTGCCAAATACCAGAAATTGCTATTAATTCATCATTTAAATATACTGAAAAAAAATTACTGTATCCATAAATTCTTTTTTCAAAATTTAAAAAGTTTCTAGGATGATACTTAGAAGCATTATTTGTAATTTTAATCATCTCATCATAATTATTAATTATATCAACAATTTTTAAATTCATATGAGATATTTAGTCGTATAAATAGTACTATGGCAGCGATAGCAAACTTAATAGTAGAACAAGGTGCAACTTTTAGCTCATCAATAACAGTTAAAGACTCGGATGGTAACGCATTAGACTTAACTGGATATACTGCGTCTGCAAAGATGGCACTTGGCTACAGTTCAACAAGAACAAGAACCACTATTACAACTACAATCAATGAACCAACAACAGGTGTTGTTGCATTATCTTTAACTGCTGATCAAACAGCAGCTTTAGATGCACCAGCACGATATGTTTATGACGTTGATATAACTGCGTCAGATAGTACGGTTACTAGAGTTATTGAAGGAATAATGACTATAAGGCCAAATGTTTAATAATAATTAATAATAAGGAGAAAAAATGAGTAGTGAATTGAATACACAAACTAAAGAACAAACGTTCATAATTGACGGAAAAGAATATAAAAGAAGTGATTTATCAACAAAATGTTTAAATTCTATTTTAATAAGACAAGACTTAGAGTCTAACAGACTAAGACTTTCATTAGAATTAGAAAAAGTAAATGTTTTACAAAAACATTATGACAATGTTATAGCAGAAGAAATTAAACTTGAAAAAAATGAGGAAAAATAACTAATTTAGTCATTGTATATTGCCCAACTATTATAAATATTAGAAAATTATAATTTTTAAAGGCAATAATGGCTAATATAACCGCTAAAATTAACACAACTACCTCAGCAGGTCCTAAACAGGTATCTGTTACGGTACCATCAGCTTCAACTAGATTAAATAGTTTGGCTGATGTAAATGTATCAACATTAAATGATGGTGCATTATTACAATATGATAACAGTTCTAAAAAATGGACAAGTCGAAATGATATACTAACTGAAAGTGGAAACTTAATTCTAAACGGTGGCACATTTTAAAGGGAGAGATAAATGGCAACAATAATAAAAATTAAAAGAACCACAGGCGCTACAGCACCAAGTGGACTAAACCAAGGGGAATTGGCCTATGTATATGATACTGGCGCAACAAGTACAGGTGCAGGTGGTAATGGTCATAGACTTTATATAGGTGATCCAACCTCAACATCAAATACACCAAAACTAATTGGTGGTCAATATTTTGTAGATTTACTAAATCACACACCAGGAACGTTAACTGCGTCTTCTGGTTTAATAGTAGACTCTAATAAAGCAATTGATGAATTGCTTATTGGTAATAATGCTACCACAGGTGGTACAATAAAATTAAACGAAGGTACCAGTAATGGTTCTAATTATGTAGCTCTTAAATCTCCCAACTCATTAGCTTCAGACGTTACTTATACTCTTCCAAGTACATACTCAAACGGTCAATTTTTAACAGTTGACGGTTCAGGTAATTTAAGTTTTGCTGCTGTACCATCTGGTTCATTTACTTTATCTGATGGATCAAACACAGACACATTTACTACTGGTGAAACTTTAACGTTTACAGGTGATACAGGTTTAACTGCAACAGTTTCTAACAACGAAGTTACATTTGATTTAGATGATACTGCTGTAACTCCAGGTAGTTATGGTTCTTCAACTGCAATACCAACATTTACTGTTGACCAACAAGGTCGTTTAACAGCGGCTGGTACGGCTACAATATCAACAACTTTAGATATTGCTGCTGATAGTGGTACAGACGATGGTGTTGCATTAGGAACAGATACATTAACATTTACTGGTGGTACAAACATTGATACTTCAGTTTCGGGTGATACAATCACAATTAGTACACACGCTGACGTACTAACAGCATCATCAACTCATACTTTAACAAACAAAACATTTGATGCTAACGGCACTGGTAACAGTATTACAAACCTTGAAGTTGCCGATTTCGCTTCAGGTGTTGTTGATACAGATTTAGCTGCTGTATCTGCAAGTGATGATACTCTTGCTTCTGCGAAATCAATTAAAACTTATGTTGACTCACAAGTTACAGCACAAGATTTAGATTTAACAACTGATAGTGGTACAATCGCTATAGATTTAGACACTGAAACATTAACTGTTTCAGGTGGTACTGGAATAGATACTTCAGCAACAGGCAATGCTGTAACAGTTGCTATTGACAGTTCAGTTGTAACAGATTCATCAACACATACTTTAACAAATAAAACTTTTGATGCAAACGGTACAGGTAACTCTCTATCAAATGTAGAAGTTGCTGATTTTGCTGGTTCAGCTATTGTAATAGAGTCTGAAGGAATTGGTTCAAACGATAACGATACAACTATTCCTACTTCTGCTGCTGTTAAAGATTATGTTGATAATACAGTTACAGCACAAGACTTAGACTTCCAAGGTGATTCAGGTGGTGCATTATCTATTGATTTAGACAGTGAAACACTTACAATCGCTGGAGGAACTGGTATTGATACATCTGGTTCTGGTAACACATTAACTGTAGGAATTGATAATACAGTTGTTGCAACATTATCAGATACACAAACTTTAACAAATAAAGTATTAACAAGTCCAGACATTAATGGTGGTTCATTTGATGGTGGAACAATTGGTACAGGCTCTGCTGTTACTGAAGCTCAAATTGATAATTTAAATATCAATGGTAATACAATCGCTTCTACAGATACAAATGGCAACATTACTATTAATCCTGACGGTACTGGTACAGTAGATGTATCAAGTGCAAGAATAACAAATCTTGCTGAACCGACAGCAGACTCAGACGCTGCTACTAAATCATATGTTGATGCTGTTGCAGAAGGATTACATGTCCATGAACAAGTACATGCTTACATTGATACTCCTCTTGCTACAATCACAGGAAATACTGTAACTTATAGTAACGGTAGTTCTGGAGTTGGTGCAACATTAACATTATCAACTGCTTTAGATATTGCAGGTGGCGATTTAGATGGTGATACAGATATTACTACAGGTGATAGAATTATCATTGCTGGTGAATCAACTGCTGCTCACAATGGTATCTATGTACTGACTTCAACAACAGTATTAACTAGAGCAACAGACTTTGATACACCTACAGAAATGGCTGGTGGTGACTTTGTATGGGTAACACATGGTTCTACATATGCTGACACTGGTTGGGTATTAGGTGAGGCTGTTGGAACAGTTGGTACAAATGATGTAACTTTTGTACAGTTCTCTGGTCTTGGCCAAATCACTGCTGGTGATGGTATGACTAAATCTGGTAATACTCTAAATGTTGTAGGAACAACAAATAGAATTACTGCAAATGCTAACAGTATTGATATTGCTGCTACATATGTTGGTCAAACATCAATTACAACATTAGGTACTATCGCAACTGGTACTTGGAATGCGACTGAGATTGGTGAAGTATATGGAGGTACTGGTCAAACATCATACACTACTGGTGATATTTTATATGCAAGTGGTTCAAATACTCTTGCTAAGTTATCACTTGGTGTTGATGGTAAAATCCTTCAGTCAAATGGTACAAATGTTGAGTATGGAGATTTAGACGGCGGAACTTATTAATAGTTGTTATTAGAAAAAAAAATATGGCGACTGTTATAAAATTAAAACGAGGTACAACCACACCAACTACAAGTGATATTGTAAGTGGTGAGGTTGCAGTTGATACCTCGGCACAAAAATTTTATATTAATGATAGTGGCACCATAAAAGAAATTGGTGGTGGTGGTGGTAGTAGTGGTAATTCTTTTACAACTATATCTGTATCTGGTCAATCTGATATTTTAGCAGATTCAAGTACAGACACATTAACAGTTGTTGGTGGTGGATTAAATGTTGTTACAACTGATGCATCAACTGACACATTAACTGTTGGCACATCAAGTGGTATAACATTTGTAAAAAGAAATGGAACATCTACCTATATAGATCCTAGTACAACAGGATCCACATTAGGTACAGCTGTTACAAGTCTTTATATACCATTTACAACAAGAGGAGGAACATCAAAAACAACTTTGGTGTTAGCATAATATGGCAGATCAAGTACCTATAAAAGGCATATTTAATGGAAGTGGAGATCCTACAGGTCTTGCTGAATTTACAACTTCAGATACAATTGGTTATGCTGATGGTGGTACAGGTCTTAGTACACTTGGTACTTCTGGACAAGTATTAAAAGTAAACTCTGGTGCTACAGCGTTAGAGTGGGGTGAAGTAGAGGCCATTTTAAACATTGATGGTATGACCGATGGTTCTAGTATCACAATTGCTGATACAGATAAGTTTGCTATTTCAGATGGCGGTGTTGAAAAATACATAGAAGCAAGTCAAATTACCTCTTATGTACAATCGGGTATTTCAGCACTAGATGCAACTCAAATAGCAGATGGATCAGTTTCAAATACAGAATTTCAGTATTTAAATGGAGTAACAAGTAATTTACAAACACAATTAGACAACAAAGCGTCAACGGGATTTGCTATTGCAATGGCGATTGCGCTTTAGAAATGAATAAATAGTAATATGGCACAAAATTTTAGAAGATATACAGCACGAAACGTTGGAACCTCAGCGAGTACACTTTTTACAGCAGATACATACGATACTATAATTGGTATAGGTTTATCAAATACAACTAATGGACAGATTATTGTTGATGTTTACTTAACGGATGCTGATACTTCAAATGATGTTTACTTAATAAAAAACGCACCAATACAGAAAGGTGGTACTTTACAGTTAATTGATGGAGGAGCTAAATATGTAGTAAAAAGTGGAGATGCTTTAAAAGTTATTTCCGATACTGCATCCTCAGTTGATGTAATTGTAAGTACTGTAGATGATATTTCATCATAATAATTTATGGCATACATAGGTAATAAATTTTCTGGACAAGATACATTATCAAATTTTGAAAATCTATCTACAAGTGTTTCAAGTAACTACTACTTAGATTTAGGTGGAGGAGAAACTGCGGTGTCTTCAACTCCTAGCGATGCTTTTGGAGTGTCTTTATCAACAGTAACATCTGATGCTAATGATTATCAATATTATAGATTAAATTTTGGGAGTATATCATAAAAACAATTATAAATAATGATAGAGTTATTTGTTAAAAAAAAGTTTAGAGAGGTTAGATAAATGCCAACAATATTACAATTAAGAAGAGGTTCCACCGCTGAAAATGATGCCTATACAGGTTTGGTTGGTGAGATAACTGTAGATACAACTCTTAGCACCGTAAGATTACATGATGGAAGTACTGCAGGTGGTTCGTTAGTTGGTAATCTACAAAAAAATATTCAATTAGGTATAACAGGAGACAATGAAATTGATACGTCTTCAGGAAATCTTACAATAGATTCAGCAGGTGGTACAGTTACCATTGATGATAATTTAAATATTTCAGGAACAACAACTGTTTCTGGCCATATATTGCCAGATACAGATGTAACTTACGATCTAGGTAGTTCATCATTTAAATTTAGAGATATCTATTTAAGTGGTACTTCAATCAATTTAGGAAATGCTACGATTACTGCTTCAGGTAGTTCAATTGTTCTTCCAGCGGGATCAACAATTTCAGGTGGTACAGGAAATTTAGCTACAGAAAACTATGTTGATACGGCAGTTGCAAATGTAATTGACTCAGCACCAGGTGCTTTAGATACTTTAAACGAACTAGCAGCAGCTTTAGGTGATGATGCTAATTATGCTTCAACAACTACAACTGCATTATCTAACAGATTAAGAATTGATACAAATGCTCAAGGATTAACATCTACTCAAAAATCAAATGCGATTACAAATTTAGGATTATCTACTGTTGCAACAAGTGGTTCTTATACAGATTTATCTAATACAAGTAGTGTTGTAACTTTATCTGGATCTCAAACATTAACAAATAAAACTTTAGATGACGCTACTTTAACAGGTACTTTAACTGCTGGCGGCGGTGTTGGTACTGCGGGACAAGTTTTAAAATCTACAGGTACAGGTGTTGAGTGGGGAACAGCAGCAAGTGGCGGTGGATCTGCCGATCTTTCTGCTGTTTCTGAAGATATACTACCTGCGTTTGATGAAGTTTACGATATTGGTTCTTCAACATACAAATGGTACGATGGTTTCTTTACAAACAGTATTAATTTAGATACAATTGCTCTTACAAATTCATCTGGTACACTTGCCATTAATTCAGATTTATCAGTTACAGGTGATGCTACTTTAGGCTCACTTTTAGTAGATAGTTTATTATTATCAGAAAACACAATCACGGCCGACGCTTCAACGGCTATTCAATATCTTGGAGATAAAGGTGTTGTTGAAATCAATAGTAGTAACTTAGATGTAAGAGAAGGTGATTGGATTGGTGTTCCAGTTGTTGAAACAGTTTCTTCAGTTCCACCACTCACAACAGGTTCTGAAGGTATTATACGTTACAACAAAGACGAAGGCCGATTTGAAGGATACAATGCAGAAGGTTGGGCTTCACTTGGTGGTTTAGAAACAAACGCAGACGGTGATAGTATCATTACAGGAAATTTAGTCGTATCAGGCGACATCACATCTACTTCAGATGAAACACTAAAAGATAATATTAAATCAATCGAAGGTGCGTTAGATATCGTAACAAAACTTTCTGGTAAAATGTTTACAATGAAATCCGATGAAACTCAAAAAGAAAAAGTTGGTTTTATTGCACAAGAAATTGAACAACATTTACCTCAAGTTGTGTCAACAGATCCTAACGGCATCAAATCAGTATCTTATGGTAATGTGGCTGCGTTATTAGTTGAGGCTATCAAAGAGTTAAATCAAAAAATTGAAGACTTAAAAAAATAGGAGGTCAGGCAGATGGCCTTTAAAAATAGTACAGGAAAATTAACAACCACTAAGTACGGTGAACCTTATCTATGGGGTTCTGGAGACGTTACTACAATCCCTTCAAATGAAGTAAAGATTACTGCTTCGGATGCTGCTTCTTTTGATTACTTTGGTAAATCAGTTGCTGTGGGTAACGGTAGAATAGTGGTAGGGGCTTACCAAGATGACGACAATGGTAATAGATCAGGCTCGGCCTACATCTTTGACCTAGATGGTACCCAATTGGCCAAGATCACGGCTTCAGATGGGGCTGCTGATGATGAATTTGGTAAATCAGTTGCTGTAGGTAGCGGTAGAATAGTGGTAGGGGCTTTTAGAGATGACGACAATGGTTCTTCTTCAGGCTCAGCCTACATCTTTGACCTAGATGGAACCCAAATAGCCAAGATCACCGCTTCCGATGGGGCTGCTGATGATCAATTTGGTTATTCAGTTGCTATAGGCAACGGTAGAATAGTGGTAGGGACTCCATTTGATGACGATAATGGTTCTTCTTCAGGCTCAGCCTACATCTACAATCTATCTGGTACCCAATTAGCCAAGATTACAGCTTCAGATGGTGCTTCTAATGATAGATTTGGACATTCAGTTGCTGTAGGTAACGGTAGAATAGTGGTTGGGGCTTACTCTGATGACGACAATGGTTCCAATTCAGGTTCAGCCTACATCTTTGACCTTAATGGTACCCAATTAGCCAAGATTACAGCTTCAGATGCTGCTGAGGCTGATTTGTTTGGCTATTCAGTTGCTATAGGCTCAGGCAGAATAGTGGTAGGGGCTTATTATGATGACGACAATGGTAGTCAATCAGGCTCAGCCTACATCTTTGACCTTGATGGAACCCAAATAGCTAAGATTACTGCTTCGGATGGAGCTTCTGGTGATTACTTTGGCATATCAGTTGCTGTAGGCTCTGGTAGAATAGTGGTAGGGGCTTATGGAGATGACGACAATGGTAATTCTTCAGGTTCAGCCTACATCTTTGACCTTGATGGAACCCAATTAGCCAAGATTACAGCTTCAGATGGTGCTGTTGATGATTCATTTGGACATTCAGTTGCTGTAGGTAACGGTAGAATAGTGGTAGGGGCTGATGGAAATGACGACAATGGTACTGATTCAGGCTCAGCTTACATCTACGAAACACCAAGAGTTTATACACCATACGATTTAATATACAACGAGGTTTAACACATGGCATTTTATTCAGGATCAAAAACAAATCAAAATTTAGTCTTTGGAGATAAAGGTGAGATAGGCAATAGTTCATTTGCTTATAGTGAGGCCGCTACAGTTGCAAGTACGGAAAACAAAATCACTGCTTCCGATGGTACTAGTAGTGATCATTTTGGCTGGTCAGTTGCTGTAGGTGACGGTAGAATAGTGGTGGGGGCTGAAGACGGGAACAGCGATCAAGGCGCTGCCTATATCTATAACCTAGATGGAACCAATGAAACCAATATCACGGTTTCCGATGGGGCTACTGGTGATAAATTTGGCTATTCTGTTGCTGTAGGGTGTGGTAAAATAGTGGTGGGGGCTTACCGGGATGACGACAATGGTTCTTCTTCAGGCTCAGCCTACATCTTTGACCTAGATGGAACCAATGAAACCAAGATCACGGCTTCCGATGGTGCTGCTAGTGATGATTTTGGCTTTTCAGTTGCTGCAGGTTCAGGTAGAATAGTGGTAGGGGCTGATGGAAAGAACAGCAATCAAGGCGCTGCCTATATCTTTGACCTTGATGGAACCCAATTAGCTAAAATAACAGCTTCAGATGGTGTTGCTGGTGATAGATTTGGCTATTCTGTTGCTGTAGGCTCTGGAAGAATAGTGGTAGGGGCTCAATGGGATACCGATAATGGTTCTCAATCAGGTTCAGCCTACATCTTTGACTTAGATGGAAACCAATTGGCCAAGATCACTGCTTCCGATGGTGCTACTGGTGATTGGTTTGGCAATTCAGTTGCTGTAGGTGGTGGTAGAATAGTGGTAGGGGCTCCCCTAGATGACGACAATGGTAATAGATCAGGCTCAGCCTACATCTTTGACCTAGATGGAACCCAATTGGCCAAGATCACAAATTCAGATGGTGCTAGAGAAGATGATCAATTTGGTAAATCAGTTGCTGTAGGATGCGGTAGAATAGTGGTGGGTGCTAATGGAGATGGCGACAATGGTTCTTTTTCAGGCTCAGCCTACATCTTTAACCTAGATGGAACCAATGAAACCAAAATCACAGCTTCAGATGGTGCTGCTAGTGATTCCTTTGGCTATTCTGTTGCTATAGGTTCAGGCAGAATAGTGTTAGGGGCTTATGGGGATGACGACAATGGTTCTGAATCAGGCTCAGCTTATATCTACAACACCAACGAATACTATGACGATTATGTAGAAAAAATTGCCGATAATAGAATCGGCCAATACACAAGATTAACAGGATAAAACTATGGCATTTAAAACAACATATTCACAATACGACAATAAAATAGGCCTATTTTCAACGGAAGGCGATTTAGATTTAACGACAATCCCTTCAAATGAAACTGTAATACAATCCTCAGACGCTGCATATAATGATGGATTTGGCACTTCTATTGCTGTGGGTGACGATAGAATAGTGGTTGGGTCTGAGGGAGATGACGACAATGGTTCTGAATCAGGCTCAGCCTACATCTTTGACCTTAATGGTACCCAATTAGCCAAGATCACGGCTTCCGATGGTGCTGCGGATGATCGCTTTGGCAATTCAGTTGCTGTAGGGTGTGGTAGAATAGTGGTAGGGGCTCACCAAGATGACGACAATGGTACTAATTCAGGCTCAGCCTACATCTATAACCTAGATGGAACCAATGAAACCAAGATCACGGCTTCCGATGGGGCTGCTAATGATATATTTGGCTATTCTGTTGCTGTAGGTTGTGGTAGAATAGTGGTAGGGGCTTCTAAAGATGACGACAATGGTAATAGATCAGGCTCGGCCTACATCTTTGACCTAGATGGTACCCAATTGGCCAAGATCACAGCTTCAGATGGGGCTGCTGATGATGAATTTGGCCATTCTGTTGCTGTAGGTAACGGTAGAATAGTGGTAGGGGTTGGGGGAAATAGAAGCTCATACATCTTTGACCTTGATGGTAACCAACTAGCAAAAATTACACCTTCAGATGGTACTCTTAATGATCGCTTTGGCCGATCAGTTGCTGTAGGCTCAGGCAGAATAGTGGTAGGGGCTGCTCCTATTGGTTCTAGTTCAGGCTCAGCCTACATCTTTGACCTTGATGGCAGCCAACTAGCAAAAATTACACCTTCAGATGGTGCAACAAACTACTTTGGCGAGTCAGTTGCTGTAGGTAACGGTAGAATAGTGGTAGGACATTATGCAGGCACTAATCAATCTGCATATGTTTTTGATCTAGACGGTAACGAATTAGAAAAGATAATACCCACATCAACAAATGGTAGTAGTTTTAGTAAAAAAGTTTTTATAGGCGGCGGTAAAATATTAATATCACGTGATGGAGATTCTGGTAGTGGTAACGGCGCTGGATATGTCTACATCTACGAAACGCCAAATATAAAAGACATCTTTTCAATTGTTGACTAAATAGTATGAGATATGATACCCAATATATTATGGCAAACTTGGAAAACTAAAACTTTACCAAATTTACTTAAAAAACAATCAGAGTCTTGGAACTACAGTAATTCTCAACTTAAAAAAGAGTTTATGGATGATCAGCAATGTTCTGATTTTATTTTAAAACATTTTGGCAAAGAAACTCATTTAAAATATTTACAATTACCTCAACCCATTAATCGTGCTGATTTTTGGAGATTGGCTGTTGTTTATATTCACGGTGGTTATTATTCAGATTTAGACATTACTTGTAAAATGAATTTAAATTATTTTACCAATCCTAAAGCTAAGGCTGTATTCATAAGAGAAATTAATAACATAGGTAATTATTTTTTTGGTGCCGTACCTAAGCATCCTGCTATCAAAATGGCAATTGATCGTATGTTATCAGAAACAGATAATATTAATAAAAAAGAATCACAATCGTGGGGAATGCACGGCCTACATCAATCTGTACGAGATTATTATAAAGTTATAGGTACAAATTATATTTCTAATAACGAGGTTGATTTTATATTAGATAGTAAAGTTAGGCAAAATAAATATCTTATACATACTATGGTTAGTTTAGATGATCAAAAAGATTATGAATCATGGAGAAAAAGAGAGAAGTTAATGATTAAAGAAAGACAACAATCAAAAGACATTTTATTTTTTACAACATTTAATAAAAATGGTTATGACCTTTATGGTAAATCTTGGGTAGATAGTTTTATTAAAGTTGCAAACTATTACAATAAATTTAAAGCTAAAATCTATTACGAAGGTTTTAAACCTAAACAAACACATTCAAATATACAGTGGGTAGATTTTAAACAAGAAATACCTCAACACGAGTCTTGGAAAAAAGAATACTTAGAAAAAAATAAACACGTTGATTACATAAAGACTATGTGTGTTCGTTTTAGTCATAAGGCCTTTGTTATACAAGATGTATTAGATAAACATAACAATGAATATTTGATATGGTTAGATGGTGATTGTGTTTTTAAAGATTCAAATTACACAGAATTTCCTAAAAACATACTTAAAGATAAATTTTTAGCTTGTCAATTAGAACACGCACAAGATTTAAATCACGTAGAAAGTGGAATACTTATTTTTACAGGTCAACATCCTGACACTAAAGTGTTTAATCAACATTTTAAAGAAAATTATAAGGTGAACAATGTTATAAAAATGGGAGAACCTTACGATGGTTTTATTGTATCTAAATCGTTAGTTTCATCTAAATTAAGTTATGTTAATTTAAATGAAAGTTATGGAAAAGGTGGTATACAATCTGATCCCAATTTAACTTTTTTACACCCTCAAATTAAAGACAAGTTTGTTCATAACATAGGTTGGACAGGTAAAAATCAATATGATGGTTTTGAAATAATTAAGGGTAGAGATGATATTTTAACTAAACTTGAAAGCGTACTTTTTGGCAATAAAAAAGAAAAACAAAAAAAAAAGAAAAGACTTTTTAACAAATTAGAAAAGTTAAGAAGATTAAAATCAAACAGATAAAATCAATATATGCTAAAAACTATTTAAAATGAAAAATATATGTAACAAAATTTCTTTTGTAATAGCTACTAATGGTAAACGATATGATTTAACAAAAAAAACGATCAAATCTATCCAAAATGCAACAAATTTTAAATGTGATATTCATATAGGGGGAAATGTTTCAAAATTTTTAATTAATAAAGACAAGAATATTTTTTTACATAACTTTGTAGAAGAATCAAATAACGGATTTATTGGCAAATTAAGAAATAGAATAATTGAAAAATGTAATACTGAAATAGTAGTTTATTGTGATGATGATGTTTTGATACCAAAAAATTGGTTAAATAACTTTTTAGAATACAATAATAATAATGATTGGAATTTTTTAACTAATAAAATTTTTTTACCAAATGGCGGAAGGTATTGGGACAGATCAATTATAGATGACAATATTCATACAATGGTTGATTATGATCACGATAAGTATGATAAGAGATTATATTTTTGTTCTACATTTTTTGTTACTAAGCGAAATTTTTTTAATAAATTTAAATTTGATGAAACCTTAAAATATTATGGAGGCGTAAAAGATAAAAACTTAGATTTAAAAAATTGGAAACTAGCTGAAGACCACGAGTTAAGTTATAGAATATATCAACAAGGATATTGTATAGATTTTGATTCCAATAATTATGTTTTTCATATTAATAATGAATTTACACAAGTTATTAGAAAAATAAATTTATCAAAAAACGTATGTATTAAAAATATTTTTTTAAATGATGAAGAAACAGACTCTATTTTTGTTAAAGATAGAAGTATAATTAACATATTAAGAAATGAGTTTAAAAATTTATGAAATATAAATTTATAGATATTGGATGTTCATTTTTTATGGTATCAACTGATGAATTAGGAATAAATGTTAATGGCATTTTTGTAGAACCTATTAAAGAATATTTAGATGTGTTGCCGTCCTCCGATACAATTGTAAAAGAAAATGTGGCTATAGGATCTAAAATAGATACTGTAAAATTTAATGTATTTATTCCAAAAAATACAAAAATCAGATATTATAATACAAAAGAATTAACAAGAATGATGAACAAGTATATAAAAGAAGATCCTATCCACTATATTCACAAGCATCCTATATTAGGTGCCATTCTTGGTGCAGGTGGTAGTGCTATTTACACACGAAATGATAAAACTATTGTTGACAATGAATTTATTGAACAAAAAAATATTGAAGTTGATATGATTACCTTGGATGAATTATTTAAGAGAAATAGTGTTACTGAGATTGATTATTTTAAAGTTGACGTTGAAGGTTTAGAAGAAACTATTATGTTGCAACTAATACAGTTAATGCGTAAAAATAAAGTAAAAATAAATAAACAGATTCGTTTTGAGTGTAATCAACTATCTGATCAAAAAAAATTAAAAAATATTGCTTATGATATTTGTAGTGAGTTTGATTTTAAATATGAATACGTCCATAATGTTAAATGGGATGAAGATATAATCTTAACAAAATTATAATGATATCTAAAATCATAATTCAAACTTGCATTACATCAATTCCAAAATATGTACAAGATATGATTAAAGAAAGAATGTCTGATGAATGGAAATATTATATTTTTAATGATACTCAACAACGATCATATCTTTTAGAAAATCCCTCATTAAATTATACAAATATTGTAAAAAAATATGATCAGTTAACTGGTGCTCATAAATCAGATTTATTTAGATATTATTATCTTTATAATAATGGTGGAATTTTTTTAGATGATGATGCTATGATTTACAATATATCATTAGACGAATTGATAGAGGGGTGTGATTGTTTTTTTGTAAAATCTAATTATAATAAATTTCCAGAAATAATAAATGCATTTGTGGGTGTCAATTCAAATAATATTATTATAAAAGAAGCTCTTGATGATTTATACAAAATAAATGTTAATAAATTAGCGCCAATTAAAGTTAATAAACAAAAATATCTTCGTGTCGTTCAAGCTCTATATAAGTTTACTGAAAAACATAAGAATAAATATAATATTAAATTTTTTAACGAAAAAAAAAATCACAATTTAGATAATCCTTATGTGGATTATAATGATAAAATAATTTGGAAACATTATTACCACGATAAAATTATTCCAAAAATAAAAAAAGTATAATAAATAAAAATAGTATGCATATAACTACTGAAAATGAAAAGAAATATTTTTCACAAAGTGGTGAAGATGGAATAATTGAATATATCTTTGACAATATTGGCACCACAAACAAAGTAGCTGTAGAAATAGGAGTTACAGCTGGGGATGATTTTGAAGATAATACATCAAACTTATGCATTAATAAAAAATGGAAATGTTATTGGTTTGATATGATTAAAATTCAAAATAAACCTAAAAATTGTACTTTTGCTAAAATTAAGTTAAATAAAGACAATATTATAGATGTGTTTAAAAAACTTAAAATACCAAAAGAATTTGATTTATTATCAATAGATATCGACAGTAACGATTATCATATAAGAGAAAAACTATCAGTATATAATCCTAGAGTTGTAATTATGGAGTACAATGGTTGTTTTGATCATAAGACAGAGTATGTTATGCCCTATAATGAAAATTATATTTGGAAAGGATATGAAATGAGAGATTTTGGTGCAAGTTTATTATCTTATACTTTACAAGCTGAGAGAATGGGATATGATTTAGTTTATTGTACAGAAAATGGAGTAAATGCATTTTTTATTCGTAAAGACTTAAATGTGTTTGAAAAAAAAACAACAAAAGAAGTTTATAAAAAACTGATTTGGGCATAGTATATATATAGTATATAGAATATGAAAAAAGTATTAGTAACAGGTGGTGCAGGATTTATAGGATCAAACTTAGTAGATAAGTTAATTCATAATAATCATCAAGTCACTGTAATAGATAATGAGAGTTCAGAATCAGCAGAACAATTTTATTATAATGATGATGCTGAAAATTTAAATTTAGACGTAACGAATTTTGAACAAATCAAACCATATTTTAAAGATGTAGATGTAGTATTTCATCTAGCTGCTGAAGCTAGAATACAACCATCTATTATTAATCCATTAAAATCAATATATGCAAATGTTATGGGCACTTGTTCTGTTTTACAGGCCGCAAGAGAAATGGGTGTTAAACGAGTTGTTTATTCTTCAACCTCTTCAGGATATGGATTAAATTCAATACCAAATATAGAAGATCAACCAGATGATTTATTAAATCCATATGCTGTAGGAAAAGTTACTGGTGAAAAACTTTGTAAGATGTATAGTGATTTATTTGGATTAGAAACAATTGTGTTTAGATATTTTAATATTTACGGTAATAGACAACCTATGAAAGGGCAATATAGTACCGTTGTGGGTATATTTGAAAGACAAATGAGAAATAATGAACCTCTTACGATCGTAGGTGATGGAGAACAAACTAGAGATTTTACAAACGTAGAAGACGCTGTTCAAGCAAACATATTGGCTGCAACGAAAGAAATTGACAAAAAATATTTTGGCACAGTATTTAATATTGGTAGAGGACAAAATTATTCTATTAACGAATTAGCAAAAATGTATAATCATACTACTACATACATACCGCCTAGAAAAGGTGAAGCAAGAGCAACACTTGCAAATATAGATAAGGCAAAAACTATATTAGGTTATAATCCGCAAGTTAATATTGAGGATTGGTTAGAAGAAAGACTAAAAAAATGAAGAATATATTAATCGCTGGCGGTGATGGTTTTTGTGGATGGCCTACTGTTTTAGAAACACTATCCAGAGGACATAAAGTAGTAATAGGAGAAAATTTAACCAGAAGAAGAATTGATGCAGAATTAAGGTCAACTTCTATAACTCCTATTGAAACTATAGAAAATAGAATAAAAATAGCTAAAGAAGTTTTTAATAATTCTGAACTATATTTCGAATACTTAGATTTTTCAAAAGACTATGATGATATTGTTAGAATTATAAAAGACTATGACATAGATACTATTGTACATTTTGCTGAAATTAAATCAGCACCATACTCAATGATGTCAGCTGCAAGAGGAAGACATACGGTAGACAACAATATCAATGGAACTACTAATATCCTAACTGCTATTGTACATACTAATCCTAATATTCATTTAGTACATCTAGGTACTATGGGAGTATATGGTTATAAAGATGACTATGGGAAAATACCAGAAGGATATTTAGATATTCAAGTCAAGTCAACAGGTGCAGATACACAAATCCTTTGGCCAACTGATCCAGGGTCTATCTACCACGTGACTAAATCTTTAGATCAAATATTATTTCAATTCTATAATAAAAATTGGGGAATAAAAGTAACTGATCTTCATCAAGGAATAGTTTGGGGCACACAAACTAGAAATACAACAAAACACGATTCTCTTGTAAATAGATTTGATTACGATGCTATTTGGGGTACAGTGCTTAATAGATTTATTGTAGAAGCCGCTATTAATTATCCTTTAACTGTTCATGGAACAGGCGGACAAACTAGAGCATTTATTCATATCCAAGACAGTGCAGATTGCATTAGACGAAGTGTTGAGAATCCACCAGAAAGTAATCGAGTAAGAATATTTAATCAAGTAGCAGAAACAAAAACAGTTATTGATCTAGCAAAAATGATATCTGAAAAAACTGGCGTAGATATAAACTATCAACAAAATCCACGTAAAGAAAGAGCTGAAAATAGTCTTGAGGTTGAAAATCATGGTTTAAAAAGTTTGGGTTTTCATCCTACGTTATTAGAGGATTCATTGGTTAATGACGTATTATTTATTGCAGAACAATTCAAAAATAATATTAATGCGAATGTTATTGATGCTACTCCGTATAAATGGGTTAAGTAATGAAATATAAATTTGTAGATATTGGCACTTGTTTTTATGCTACTAGTATTGACGATTTTGGATTACACGTTGACGGTATATTAGTAGAGCCAATTAAAAAATTCTTAGACACTATTCCTAATTCACCTACTATTAAAAAGGAATGCTCGGCTATATCTGATAACAACGGACTTGGATTAATATATACATATTTTAGTCCTGAGCAATTAGCACAGACTAAGTTAGAATACTTCACAGAAGAACAACGTAGACAAATGATAAAAGACAAAACATTTGCTTCTTTTCTAGCCGATATGTTACCTTCGGCAGGAATCTCATCTTTAAAAACAAGAGATAAATGGATCAATCCAGAATTTCAAATAAATCCGCCGCCTTGCTATGAATATCCTATTAATTATATTACGTTAACTTCATTGATTGAAAAGTATAATATCAGTGAAATAGAATATTTGAGAATCGACTGCGAAGGACACGAACCAAAGATTTTAAAACAAGTTTATGAACAATTAAAATCAAATAATTTAGCAGTTAGAGAAATTCAATTCGAAAGAGATAAAAAAGATACTTTTAGTATTAACAGTGATTTAAATCTAATCACATCAGACATTATATCCTTAGGATATAGCAAATCAATAAGTAAAAAAGATAGTGATGTTATCTTAACAATGATTTAAAAATAATGATCAACAGAAAAATATATTGTTTTTGGTTTGGTCCAAAAATGTCGTTTGATAGAAGAAAATGCTTTAAATCTATTGTTAAAAATTCTGGCGTTGATGTTGAATTAATAACTGAGGAAAATATAAGCAATTATATTGTTAAGTCTGATTTACTTTACAAAGGATTTAAATTATTAAGTTCAACTCATAAATCAGCATATCTAAGACCATATTTTATGAAACATCACGGTGGATGTTACATGGACATAAAATATTTAAGAGAAGATTTTAATCAATATTTTGATCTATTAGAAAATTCAAACAAAGATTTTATAGGATATCAAGAGCATTCAAGCCAGTATGGTGTTTGGACAAAAGACTGGTCACTAAAAGAAAAAGAAAGACTTGCAGGTGCTTGTAGATATATTTTTAAACCTAACACAAAATTTGCAAACTTATGGTATGATAAAATTATTGGATATTTAAACAGCATCTATCCACAATTAATTGATAATCCAGGAACATATCACCAAAGAGCCATACCTGGTGGATTTGGTGGTGGTGGAGGAGAAAAGAAAGTTATAGACTATGATAAGTATGGCCATTATCCTATATCGTGGTCTAGAATTTTTGGAAGATATTTACAAGAAACAATGTATGAAAATCCTAAATTATATATGTTTGGCCTTCCATATACGTTTAGAATTGATCCAGATTGGGTTCCTTATAGATGAGTAATAGAACTACTAAAACATTATATACCTGTGCTTGGGGTGGTTATTGGGAAAAGTATGGTAAAGATTGGATTAAACAGGTTGAATTACTTAATACAAAACCTGATCAAATATTCGTAGTTTCAGATAAATCCCTTTCAGACTGTCCTTATGAAGTAATATTAGCAGATCCAAATTTTAAACCTTATCCAATAACTGCGTTTAGACAGGCTGCTGTAGATCATTGTAATTGTGATTGGTATTGTTTCTCTGACATAGATGATATTATGTTTCCTAACTATTTAGATAATATTAATGATAACTACGATATTCACGCTATAAGTTTTAAAAGAACCGATGGACGCGATTGGATACTATGTGATATAGATAAAAGAAATTGGAATGAGATGTTTACATACGAAGGTTCATATCGAGGGCCTTTTTCAGGCACTTCGTTTATAAAGTCGAAAATTATTAAAAAAGTAGGAATTCCATTATATGGTTGGCAAGACAATACCTTGTTTATAAAATTAAGGGAAATAAATTGTTCGGTTTTTTTTGATTCAACACCTAGATTTCTTTATAACATAGATATTAAAAATAGTTTATCAAAAATACATACAAGAAAAAATAAAAAAAGGGAGCACGACGCAATATTGAAACAAGTAAAGGAAAAATATAATGAAGCTTTACATTTTAAATCTTAAAAAAGACATAGAAAGAAAAAAACACGTCATTTCATTATTAAACAAATATAACATAATCAATTACAAATTTTGTGAAGCTGTTTATGGTAAAGAATTGCAAAATGTAGATAGGTTTTATGATTATAATTGTACTAATAGTAATCTTTACAATGATAAAAAATTAAATTTAGGCGCTCTTGGCTGTGCATTATCTCATATTAATATGTACAAAGACATATTAAAAGAAAAGAAACGAGTTCTCATATTAGAAGATGATATTACTTTTGATGAAACGTTACTACAACAATTAAAAGATATACCAGAAAAAATAAATAATAATTCACGTAATGTTATATTTTATAATGCTACTGGAGTACAAAAAACTAAAATGAAAGGTAATTATGATAATTATGAAATTTTTGAGTATATTCAACCTCATAAAAGTTATTGTACCTCTGTATTAGTTTTTGATGGTGTAGAATATAATGGATTAAAAAGAATTGCTAAAGAATATGTCAAAAATGAAGATATTTACGGTACTTTTGCTTATTCTCCAAGTAAAGCATTTTGCAAAAAGGCAATAGAAATTCAAACACCTGTAAAATACAGAGCAGATTATATTTGGAATCTTGTATCTAATACAGATATATATTTTAATATTCATCAACCAATAAAAATTCATGAGGAATTAGGATTATTATCAAATATTGATAACTATTGGTTAAAAGAAAGATTAAGATAAGTTATATTTAATACGTTTAAGAAAGTCTTTAGGTAAACACTCTTTAATGATTTGTTTTTCTTTAGCATTTAGATATTGTGTTTTATAATTTTTATATAGTTCTTTTCTCTTATTATCCCAATCATCAGACATAGACACTTTTTGGGGTATGTGTATCGTTTTAGGATATATATTAAATATTCTTTTGATATTTCTTCTTACATCTCTTTCTGCTAATAATCTTTCATAGGGTATTAAGTTAACTTGTGGTACATCTAACCAAGTGTTATACCAATCATAGTATAATTTACACAGATTTTTTAAGTTGATTGAAAATGGGCCACAGTGATCTTTTTGATTATGTAGATTATAATTAGGAAAGAAAGTCTTAATATCCACACAATTACGAAAACAAATACTTTCGACCCAACTATAAGGATGTTTAATAATCGTTAATATTTTATCTGAATATTTGTCTGTAAAAGGATTTTTAAGATTATATAAATCATGTTTATGATAATAGGGATGATGAGTATCCTCTTTAAATTCTATACTAGGTAGATTTTGTTGAAACAACTTAAAGACGTAATTGGTGCCTGTTCTTTGTAGACCATTTATAAATATATTCATAATGATATTTATGGTAAACTAATATGAAAAAATGTATAAATTTTATAGCATACAATCGTCCAAATTATTTTTCAGAAGTATTAAACTCATGGAAAAATGTAGATAAAATAAATGAGTATGATTTATATTTCTTCTTAGATTATTCTGATAAAACACAGGAAATTAAAAATCTTATAAGAAAATTTATTAAAGAGAAAGTTAATCCTTCAAAACAAAAAGTACAAATTAAAATTAGTAATCCAAAACAAGGTGTGAATGCTGCTATGTATAATGCATTAAGTTATTCTTTTGACAACTTAAAATATGATTTTGTTGTTATGGCTGAAGATGATATTGTAGTTGCAAAAGATAGTTTAAAATTATTAGAGTATATGCATAATAAAACAAAAAATATTTCATCAGTTATTTTTTATAATTTATTTAGTAGGTCTTTTTCAAATGATGATGTACAACTTAGTACAAAGTTATTCAAAAATAATCTTTTTGTTCCTTGGGGATGGGGAACTACAAAAATCAATTGGAATAATTTTATAAAATCATTTTGGGATCATACATATCAAAACGGGTGGGATCATAACTTATCTATTAAAATGAAAAAAGATAAAAAAATGTTCTCAATAACTCCTTGTATTAGTCGTAGCAAAAATATCGGTATTTTTGGTGTTAATTATAAGTCTAATCATTATTGCGATCATCGGCATCAGGATATAAAAATAAATGAAAATTATAATTATGGTTGTGATGATTTGATTATTGCCTTTGATTATATTAACTGATTTAATTAATAACTTATCTTTTAAAAAAACTAAAACATATATTTTTATTCTTATAAATATACCATAGAATTATAAAGGAATACTATGGCAAATCCATCAACAAGAGAAGAATTAAAACAGTATGCCCTAAGAACACTAGGGAAACCTGTAATTGAAATCAATGTAGATGATGATCAATTAGAAGATAGATTAGATGAAGCATTACAATATTTTGCACAATATCACTATGATGGTGTTGAAAGAACATATCTAAAATATCAAGTTACTCAAGCAGACGTAGATAGAATTAAATCTCCTGATGGAGATACATCTTCAAGTATAACTAAAAATTCTGTAACTACTACATGGACTGAACAAAATAATTTCATAGTGGTACCAGAAGCTGTATTAGCAGTTACAAGAATATTTCCTCTATCAAATAGAGGCAATCAAAATATGTTTGATATACGATATCAAATGAGATTAAACGATCTGTATGATTTTTCATCAACATCAATTATTCATTATGAAATGGTGATGAAACATTTAGATTTTTTAGATCACATATTAGTAGGTGAGAAACCTATAAGATTTAATCAATACAATAATAGATTGTATGTGGATATGGATTGGAAAACTGATATATCTGTTGGAGAGTATCTTGTAATTGAATGTTTTAGAAAACTAGACCCTACAGTTATGACAGATGTTTATAATGACATATACTTAAAAAGATATGTCACAGCCTTATTTAAAAGACAATGGGGTGCAAACCTATCAAAATTTAATGGTGTGACTATGATTGGTGGAGTATCACTAAATGGTCAACAATTATTTTCAGAAGCACAAGAAGATATAAGAAAATTAGAAGAAGAAATAAGAGGCACATACGAAACGCCTGTAACATACATGATAGGATAATGCCATGCCAGTTAATCATTACTTTCAAGGTGGCAATGGGATCGGAAGTGATTCAGAAAAAAGATTACACGAAGATTTAATTATAGAAGGCCTAAAGATATATGGCCAAGATGTATTTTACTTACCACGAACATTAGTTAATCAGGATTTAATTTTAGGTGAAGATGTACTTTCTAAGTTTGATGACTCATATTTAGTTGAAATGTATATTGAAACTACTGAAGGATTCCAAGGTGAACAAGAATTAATTTCTAAATTTGGTTTAGAAATAAGAGATGACACAACATTTGTTATTGCAAAACGAAGATGGCAAAATCAAGTAGATAATACAGCAACATTAATTAAAGACGGTAGACCTAACGAAGGTGATTTAATATACGTACCTTTATTTAATTCTTTTTTTGAAATACAATTTGTTGAAGATCAGGAACCATTCTTTCAATTAGGTAATTTACCAGTTTATAAATTACGTGCTACTAAATTTGAGTACAGTTCGGAAAAAATTCAAGGTACTATACCTCAACTTAATGAAGCTGAAACTAATCTATCTATTGATCTATTACAAAATCAGTTACAATTAGAGGATGGTAGTGCAATGTTATTAGAATCAACAGATACAACATTAGGTAATATTGATCATCTAATATTAGAAAACGATACATTTAATTTGGCTGCTCAGACAAGAGATTATGCCGATAATGATACATATGAATCAGATGCTGGTTTTGGTACTGTTTCAACAGATGATGATATACTAGACTTTACAGAAAGAAATCCTTTTGGTGAAGTAGATGAGGAAAGTTTATAATGTTTGGAAGAAGATTTTACCACGAGTCATTAAGAAAAGTTGTTGTTGCATTTGGTACAATATTTAACAATATAATTATTCATAGAACAAACAGTGATGGTGATGTTGTACAAAAAATAAAAGTACCTTTATCATACTCTCCAAAAGAAAAGTTTTTAGTAAGATTAGAGCAACAACCAGACTTAACGCAAAAAGAATTTTCAATAACTTTACCTCGTATGGGTTTTGAAATATCAGGAATATCTTATGATGCAGGTCGTAAACTACAAAGAGTTGGTAAATTTAAAAATGTTAATACTTCAGATGCAAGTAAAATGTATTACCAATATAACCCTGTTCCATACAATATAAGTTTTAATTTATATTCATTTACAGCAACTGCTGAAGGTGGACTACAAATTATAGAACAAATTTTACCTTATTTTCAGCCAGATTATACAGTTACAATTAATGCAATACCTGAAATGGGAATTAAAAGAGATGTACCTATAACTTTAAATAGTGTAAACTATGAAGATAGTTACGATGGTTCGTTTACAACTAGACGAGCAGTTAATTATACTTTAGGGTTTACTGCTAAAACATACTTATATGGTCCAATATATTCTGGCAAAGTTATTAAAGAAACACAATCTGATTTATATTCTGATACAGATACAACTAGTAAAAGAGAAGAAAGAATAGTTGTCGTTCCTAATCCAACAAGTGCTGATGCAAATGATGATTTTGGGTTTACTACAACTATAAGTACCTTTACTGACTCTAAAAACTATAATCCAACAAGTGATGATGATGAATAATTATGAGTATAGACGACAAAATAAATGAAGCTCTTGGTATCTCTACTGAACAAAAGCCTGTTACTAAAGCTGTAGTTAAAAAAGAATACACTCCTCCTGTTCCTAGAATGGAAGATAAAGAAAAAGAGGATGTAGATAATGATTACAAATACAGTAGAGAAAATTATTACAATCTTATAGAACGAGGCCAAGACGCAATTCAAGGTATACTTGATATTGCAAACGAAAGTCAACATCCTCGTGCTTATGAAGTTGCAGGTAATCTTATTAAACAAGTTGCTGATACAGTTGATAAACTACAAGACTTACAAGGCAAACTTAAAACATTAAAAGACGTTCCTAACAAAACAAATAATACAAACATTAAACAGGCCTTGTTTGTAGGTTCATCAGCAGAATTACATAAAATGCTAAAGAACAAAAACACACAAGTTCAAAGTGAAGAAGATAAAGATTTTAAAAAGGTAAATGATGAGTGAAGCGTACTTAGGTAATCCTAATCTTTACAAAGCAAATCTCAAACAAGAATACACCGAAGAACAAATAAGAGAGATTGCTAAATGTATGGAAGACCCTATACATTTTGTAAA